TTAGTCATTGGCTTTTGCCTCCTTCCTGTCCAACTCGTCAGAAAGGTTGGACACGTTGCCCGCGCTCAGCTTCGCAAAACCGCTGTCCGCAAGGCGCGCCCGGTTGGCCTTTTTCGTGTAGACCGCCGCCTGCGTCGTGTCCGAGTGTGCGAGGTAGGAAGCGATCTCCCATTCTGTCGCCCCAGCGTCCGCAAGGCGCGTGGCACCGGCTTTCCGCAGGCCATGCAGCGATCCGGGGACGTTCGCCTCGGCACACCTGTCCCGAAACCAGTTTCCCAGCGATGCGACGGCATAGGGCTTGTCGCTCTTGTCCTGAGTGACGAATAGCATCCGGTCTTTCGGAACGTGGCGCAGCTCCTCCGCCAGCTCGGGCAGTATGGGCATGTCAGCCGCAACAGCGGTCTTGTGCCTGCGATATGCGATCCGCCCGCCCTTGATGTGCTGACGGCCGACTCGGGCGAGGTCTTGACGCGCCATGCCGGTGTTGAGTGCCAGCAGCATGACCAGCCGCGCTTTCGTGCCCGGCCCGTGACGCTCAAGGAAGCGGTTCACCTCGGCCTCTGTCCAAGTGTGGAAGCCGTCCGGGTTCGTTTTCATCCGCTCAGCGTGACGCGCCGGGTTCGGGCCGGTGTAACTCAGCTTCTTGGCCGCGAAGTTGAACAGCATCGAAAGGTTCTTCTTGACCGTGTTCGCGGCGGTCGGGCCTTTCTTCTTCGACATGAGGGCTTCGACGTGCCGGACTTCCAGCCGCTCGAAGTGATACTTGCCTGCCTCTTTGCGCAGCCAATCCAGCTCAAGGCGGATCGTCCGCTTGCGACTGTCGGAGAGGTTCTGAAAGCGAAGGCTGCGAAGGTATTGCTCGATCAGCCATGCCAGCGTCCCGGCCAGCGCCGTCGATGAGCTGGACGCCTTGGAACCGGCAAGCGCAGCCTCATAGGCTGCCAGAAACTCGGGCGATCCGTAGGGACCGGGAATATTGGTGCGGAAGTCGCCGCGCTCAAACTTCCAGTAGACGCGCCCCTTGACCACGTTCTTGCGGACGCCGGGATATGGGTTCTTGCGCCGCGTCATTTCAGCAGCTCGTCAGGATCGGGGCCAGCGGCCTGCGCCGCCGCGCCTTCGGGAAACACGACAACGCGGCCGGTGGCATGATCCACCTCAACCCTGCCGATCCGCAGGCCAGCAGACAGCGCCGCTTGAAGGGTGCGCTTGATTTCAGCTTGGGATACAAGGGCCGGGCGCGCTGCCATCACACAACCTCCCCGCCGGGGACTTCCGGCGCATGGGCCAGCTCGGCAAGGCCATAGAGCGCCTGACTGTCTAGCCGGACCATGATTGCCCGGCCGCTGCGCGTCTTGCCGTGCCGCCGGGTGTGATACCGGAAGCGCCAGTTGTATTCGGTTTGCTTCTTGTTTTTGGTCCAGTCTGCGCCTTCATCGACCGTGCCGAAGTCCAGACCGTTCAGGTGAATATCCACCCACGCATCGCCGTCAACCCACAGCTCCACACAGTCATAGAACGACATGCCGTCGCGGCCGGTCTTGCGGTATTCGTCAGCGATCTTGCAGAGCGCAGCGGAGACCGTCTTGGGCACGTCCACGAAGAATTTCGGCAGCACTCGGTTGCCGTATTCGTCCTTGTCGCTCCACTGGATTGTGTCGTTGTAAAGAACGGGGTCGCCATCGTCCGCGCGCGTGACTTCCAGATAGCTGAAACGGGCGCTCAGAAGCTGGGCGATGGTGGCGGGCGCGGCCGTAGGCGGATCGGTCACCAGCGCCGCACAGATTGCGGTGGCATAGTCGGTGCTGACCATCTGGGGCGCGTGACGCCCCTTGCCGGAGGTGGTGAACATGCCGGACTGCCGCACGGTCTTGATGAGCGAATTGGCCCTCGGCGCGTCTCCGCCAAGGGTGCCCTCAAGCCACTTCTGTATGTCCGACAGCTTTGCCATGGGAATAGGAATGCCATTCCGATGATGCCGCGTCAAGGTAAAAGGAACGGCATTCCATAATTCGAGCGGGGTTGCATCTCCGAAGTGCATCGCCCGGTCACGTCGCGCGGTCGCGTTCGATCCGGCCCGGATTGCCGAGAATGTCCCCGATGCGGTCAAGCTGGCGGGTGGCCCGGTGCATCGCCATCACCACGCGATCCGCGACATACAGCGCAGCATCGCGGTTGAAGCCGTCCTCATCCAGATCACCGTCCTTCACAAGCGCCTCAAGCGCATGAGACAGGTGCAAGGCTTCCTCGATGCCATCGGGGTAGCTTTCGGAGTTCGGGTGCATGAGCTTGAGCGCCGCGCGGATCACCTCGGGCGGATCGCTGGGCAAGCTGTCCAGATAGGCCGCTTGGCGATCCCGCAGAGCTTGGGTGCCCTCAATGTGGTCGCGGAAGATGGGTTCGGCGCAGAGGGCGTGGCCTTTGGCGGCTTTGTTCTCCCACATGGTCACCGGCTTGAGTTCATCGGTCGAATTGGTCACGGCAGGCCCTTTCTTGTGTATCAGCATCTCTAATTTGGGTATCAGAACCATATTCGCAATCTTGTTGCTGTCAACCATCAATGTGGGTATCATCACCACATGAGTATGACCGGGACACAAATTCGCGCCGCGCGGGTGCTGCTTGAGATGGAGCAATCCGAGCTGGCGGAACGCGCCTCGGTCAGCATCAACACGGTTCGGAACATGGAAGCGAAGGGCCGTCAGGTTGTCCGGGTAAGGCTGGACACGCTGATGAAGGTCCAGAAGGCGCTTGAGGAAGCCGGGGTTGAGTTCATCGCAGAGAATGGCGGGGGCGCGGGCGTCCGCTTGAGCAAGGGACAGTGAAATGGATGATCAGAGCGCGTTCGAGCTGACGGAAGCGATCAAGAAACAGAATGAGCTGCAAGAGGAAGCGAATGGGCTGATGCGGTCGCTCATCCCGGCGATGGAAGCCACAGCGCAAGAGCTGCTTGAGCTGCGCCAGCAGCTCGCCAAGTCCGAGAAATGATGATGCGCGCCGCGCCCGCCAGAGAGAGCGGGCCGCGCGCTGTCGGGGTTGTTGCGGCACTCACCGACTGATCCGAGGCGCTTCCGGGCTGAACAAGCTCGACAAGAGACCCGAGGCGCGCCCCGCCCTATTCCTTCCAGTCCACCATGCGCATGGCCCCGGACACGTCGCCCGGCGGAATGCCCGCCTCTTTCGCCTCGGCCATCGTCTTGATGATCGCGGACAGGGCACGGGCGCGTCCGCCAGCGTCGAAGGCTTGCAGGGGCCGGATTGTGTCGATCTCCACCAGCCCGCCGAGCTTTGCGGATGCCTCATCGGCCAACAGCGCGGCGATGGGTTGCAGCGTCCAGATTGCAAGCTGGCGCTGCGCCTCCCTCACGGCCGGGCCGGTGGCGGCGCGGTTCACCAGCGACGGCAGGACGCCATAAGCCATGAGAATGCCCTCGCGGGCCGCTGCCAGCGTCTCGGCCGTCATGCTCTTGGACAGGTCCGGCGAGAGCTGATCCGGCTTCTGCCCTATCTGGGGGTTCATGCCCGCCGCCGTCGCCTGCGCTATGCCCTCGATCACCAGCGTCGAGCCGCGCCGCCCTCGGAACGCGCCTCGCATCGAGGCCATGTCCTCGGCCCCGGTGTCCGGCAGGGGCACGATCTGCGATCCGAGCGGGGCATTCTCGAAGGTCTCGCCAAGGGCCGATTCCACCGCGTGGAGCATCGCCCCGGTGAGGCTGGACCGGCGCAGCGGGGCCGTGCCGATCCACGGGGTCAGGTTATCCGAGCCGATCCGAAGGTGCAGCACCTCGGCCGCAAGAGCTGTCACCGTGCGCCCGCCGCCCGCCTCGGGGATGGACAGGCGATAGGCGCGCGGCTTGCCGTCGCGGGTGGTCACGTCCCAATCCGTTGCCGGGACAAGCCCCAGCTCGGTGATCAGATAGACCGCCTCGCCGTTCAGCGCGGCCGAGCGGGCAATCATCGCCATCGTCTGGCGGGTCAGCAGCTCGGTGCCGGACACGTCCGCCATTGCGAACCCGCCTTCCCACAGGCTGACGCAGCTCTGCACCGTCGCCGTCAGCTCGGCCACGCCACGCCGCCCGCTGATGAAGCTGTCCCGCGCTGCCATGACCTGGGCAGTATAGCCGGACCCGCTGGACCTGGCCTCGATCGGGCGCAGCTTGTTCATGAGCCATCCGAACATGATCACCTCCACCGGATCGCAGCGGGGCGGTGCGTCAGGCGCTTCGCCACCTCGCCAATGGGTTGCCAGTTCCGGGCCTCGATCTGGGCTTGCGGATAGGCGGGTTTCGTGACGGCGCTGATCTCGATCAGGTCAGCCGCCTTGATGGTCCGCAGGATCGCGGTGCCGCGTTCCTCGACCGTCTCGCCGCCCGGCCGGACGCGGAAGCCGGGGGACAAGCCCCGCACCAACCCGGCCGCGTGGGCCGAGAGGAAGTCCCGAACATAGCTGACCTGCCCCATGTCGGCGCTGATGGTCGCTTCCACCGTCAGCGCGTCATCCGATTCCGTCAGGGTCAGGGTGCCGGCCGAACGTGAGGCCAGCGGCTTGTTGAAGTCATGGCCGGACAGAAAGTGCACGTCCTCGCCGCGCTCGATCCGATCCGCGAATGCACGGGCTGCGATCATCTCACGACGCTCACGGCCCATGCCCACGCGCTCGGCCAGTACGGTTTCCCGGCCATAGGGGAAGGTTGCCCGAAGGCGGGTTTCCCCGCCCTCGGTGCGCAGCTCAAGGCTGCCGACATGAGCGCCCCAGAGCATTACGCGGCTTCCAGTTCGAGGCCGGTCAGCAGTTCGAGCTGGGCCGGGCGCGCCACGGTCACGTCCATCGTCGCCAGTGCCGTGATCCGCAGCCCGCCGGACTGCGCATCGCTGTAGGGATCGCGGATCATGTCCACCGCGCCCCATGCGCCGATGAAGATCGGGGCGACACCGCCCGCCGCGGTGGTCAGCAGCGCCGAGGTGGCGGAAGGCGTCCCGGACGGCGCGGCAAGCGCGTTGTTCGTCATGGCGATGTTGCCCGCCGGGATGTTCTTCACCAGCCGGTCCCACTCGGACACGGCCGTGCCGCTGATCAGGGCGCTGTCCAGATAGTCCCACAGTTCGGGCCGGATCAGGGCGCGCACCGCATCCGGCGAACCGGCCGCGTTGGCGGTCATGAACCGGGTGACCGCCGAGCGGAACGCGCCCCAGCTCGCCAGCGCGGCAACGGCCGTGGACGTGATGCCGTAGGTCGCCGCGCCCGCGATGACGCCGAGCGGCTGACCGTTGGCCCCGGTGCCGAGGAACGCCGCCTGATCCATCGCCGCGCCCATTGCGCCGCTCATGTCCCGCCGCACAGCCTGTTCCAGCGCCGCACCGGACTGCTTGAGCGTCTTGCGCGTGATGCGCATCTGAATGCCGAGGTTGTGGTCCGGCGACATGGCGCGGTCGGTGGTGGCGTAGGTGGTCGGCCCGGCCACGTTCGCCGTCTCGCCGTCCGCCCAGCCCGCCGTCACGGCCGAAGTCGTCACCGGCCATTCCACCGCGCCCGCGTCGATGCTGATCATCTGAGCGCCCATGCGCGCCGCCACGCTGTCCGGGAACAGCCGGTCGATGATGGGGCGGGTCTGGATCGGGTTCGGGGTGCCGCTGGCGACGGTCTCACCGGCCCGGACTTCCAGCGCCTGCCACGGCACGGGGATGCCACGGAAGCCGCCCGCGCTGCGCAGCTCGGACACGATCTCGGCCGTCTGCCCGTCAAGCTGACGCCCTTCATCGAGGGCCAGCGCGACCTGACGCATCTCGAAACCGGCCATGAGGTCGGCCCATTCCTGCGCCGTGCGGGTTTCCAGTTCGCTTCCCGCGTCCCGGCGTTCGGTATCTTCCGCGATCAGGGCGGCGCGATACCGGGTTTCGTTTGAGCGGTATTCCCGGTCCAGCTCATCCATCTTGCGGACTTCATCCTCGGACGGGTTCTCTTTGCCTGCCAGCTCGGCAAGGTTCTGGCGGATTTCGCTTTGCCGCCGGGCGATCTTCACAGATTCGAGCATTGGTTATCCTTTCTGCTCAACAGGGGTGCCGGGCCGCTCAAGCGACTCGACTGCTTGCCGCCAGTCACGGCGGTCCTCTCGGGGCGGGGGATGCCCGCACTCGATCCGGGTCTTTCGGGTGTGGCAACCGGGGCAAAGCGCCTGAAGGTTGCGCGGGTCATAGGACAGTTCGGGGTGCGTCCTGACCGGCTTGATATGGTCCACCTCAAGCCGCCCGCCGCAGCCGCAGGATTTGCAGCGATAGCGGTCGCGTTCGAGGATCTCGGCCCGCAGCGCCTTCCAGCGTTTCGTGCGGGTGATCTTCCGGGAATGCCGGTGATGCTCCTTGCGGATGCTCATGCGATGTCATCCGTCTGGGCGGTGATTTCGAGGAAGCCCCGGTTGTCGGGAACCTCCTTGATGCCGTCGATCTCGAAGGTGACGCCCTCGTGCACAAGGCGGTCATACCGGGCGATGCTGCGCCCGAATGCCGTCGCCCGGATGATGAAGCGGGTCACCAGCTTGTTGTCCCACGCGCCCGCGCTGAGGCGTTCAGCGTCGGACACGTCCCGCCGCCGGGCGAAAATCGCGGGGCCGAAGTCATTCCATTCGTTGTCAAAGCCGCCGTAGCCGTCCGGGGTCTGGGTCGCCCGCTGGATTTGGATGCGCCGGTTGAGGCTTCCCGAGTTCAGAACCATGCCATCTTCGCTTTCGTCTGGGGTTGAGCCGCGATGCGCGCGCCCTGCGCCACGGCGAGGACGGAAGCCGCCGCCGCGTCGATCCGGCCGGTGGAGCGGGCTTTCGCCAGTTTCAGGTTGTTGGCCGGGTCGCGCAGGCACACCGCATCCGCGAAGGCCGAGCGCAGCAGCAGCGACGGCCGGGCCTTCACCAGCCCGTCGAAGGCGGCGCGGCGGAACCGCTCGCAATCCTCGCCGCCGTCGCGGAAGCCCTGCCCGCGCCAGACACACGGGGCGCGGACGCCCGCCCGGTTCAGCGCCTCGCCCAGCTCGGCCTGCTTGTATCGGTCCATCGTGATTGCAATGACGTTCTGGCCCTCGACGTGGCGCATCACCTCGGCCAGCCACGGGGCCACCGGAACCGTCTTGTCCCCGAGGACGGTCAGCTCGCAGCGCTCCTGCATCTCGACGTATCGCCCGGCCACGCCGTCCGCCTGCCCTCGGTCCAAGAGGCTGGGCATGGACGGGAAGGTGCCGAGGCATTCGAGCCGCCCGGTCTGGGGCCAGTAGAACGCCGCCGCCGTCATCGAGGCCGAGCCGCCGAGGTCGATCCCGATCACAACGCCGCCTTCGCGCGGCGGCAGGGCGTCGGTTTCGCAGTTCAGCCACTCATCGAGGGTAATCAACAGGTCGCGGGACTCGCCGGACACGCGCTCATTGCGATTGTAGAGGCGGAAGGACGTGAGGCTGGACCCGCCGCGCGCAATCGCCCGCTTGGCTTGGGCTTCCAGCCATTCCAGCGAACCGCCGATGCCGTGCGGGGCGCCGGGGTTGGCGATCAGCAGGCTTTCGGGGTCATCGGCGGGCAGACCCGGCGCGGGCCGATGCTCTTGGACGTAGGAACCGGGTGCCGGATCGTCGATCCACCGGGAAAACGGGTGCGTGTCGTCGCTGGCGGACGTGCTGATGAGGAAGGCCCGGCCGTCCCGCTTGCCGAGGCCGGAAAGCAAGGCGTGTTCCAGCTCGTCGCCGCGATCCAGCGCCCAGTGCCCGCGCTCATCGAGGATCGCCATCGTCGGAGCACCGCCGAGAGCGGACTTGCCGTCAGCAGCGATGACGCGAAGGACGTGCCCGCCGCCGTCGCCCTCAAACTCGATTTCGAGGCGCGGGGCGCGGCGGTAGATCAGGCGGCGTTGCAGCTCAAGCGGCAGGGTGGCAGCGAACCCGGCCACGAAGTCCCAGATGATGCGGCCCTGATCCCGCGTCCGGGCGGCTGCGATGATCTCGCGCCGGGGCTGGCGATCCCAGACGCCAATGAGACCGCCGAGCGCAAGGCCCGCCGTGATCGCGGATTTGCCGTTGCCGCGCCCGATGCTGAGAACAGCGTTGGCGGTGTCCTCGGCCATCGCGCCTTTGATGAATTGGCTTTGAAAGGGGGCGAGGGAAACCGGCTTTCCAGCGTTCGGACCTTCCGGGATACGAAGTCCATGCATGAATTGCATAGCTCGCTCGGCCGGGGTCCCCTCATCATCCTGAGCGAAAAGAGAAAACTCAGACGCACGGTTACCGGCAAGGATGAAAGGCGCGGCATTGGGACCAGCGTGGGCCTGCATCTCGACACCCGCGAACAGATCGGCGGTATCGGCCTCGGTCGCAGCCTCGCGGTCGCAGGGCAGCAGCGATCCGTCTGCCTTGCGCCACTCTCTTTTTTTCTTCGCTGCGCCTGTCATCGTCTTGTCCTCGCGCGTCTCTCTCTGTTCAACCGTTGCTCTTGCCCTCTGCTTACTGGTGAGGGTTGCTGTGACGGTCAGCATGGCGACTTCTGAGCCGCCCGCTGACCGCCGCGATCTTGCCTGCTCACCGGAGCCGGGCCGCCGCTTAGGCCACGCCTCCGCTGTCCAGCGTCGAAGGCGCGCACTCCATCTGTTCACCGCCCGTTGGTGGCAGTGCTATCGGGCGTGGAGTGACAGGCTTTCGCCTGCATGGCCGCCCAGTTGGTGGTGCGATAGCTTCCCCGAGTACCACCGTGTCGCGCCGCCCCTCGGTCAAGTCGTCAAGCCCTGAGCGCCGCCCTGTTCTGTTCCCGCCTGCCTGCCCTGATCAGGGGCAAGGGCCGGTGTCTGCTTACCGCTCGATCACCTCCATCATCGGTTCGGGGGCAGTGCCCAGCTCGGACACCAGCCGCCGCATGATCTGCGCTTGCTTGACCGTGGGTCGCCACGATGGGCGCTTGCCATGTCGGGCGATGGACCGAACGAAGCCCTTGAGCCATTCGTCCGAGCCGTCAGCCATCACGCGCCGCATGACGATGGGCCAGCGGAAGGTGAGGATTTCGTCCAGCTCGCTATCGGTCATACCTGCACCCCGCGATACCGTGCGCCCACGCGGGCCATGTGCGGCGACGTGGTGAGGCTCTTGGCGTCCATCGGGGACCGGCCGTCATAGTGCAGCGCGGCCTGATCCATGAGGGCTTGTGCGAGGTCTGGCGGCACGTCCGCCGCCGCAGCCCCGAACCCGGCCTGATACTCGATTGTCATGCGGCTGGGGGTCAGGTCGTGATAATCCGCCAGCCAGCGGATATAAGGCCGGTTGCCGCCCACGAAGTCGAAGGCGGTGAATGCCTCGCCGTCGATGGTCACGGTCGGAACGTCATAATCCGCAACGGGGCCGATGGGCAGGCTCAAGCCGTATTCCCGCGACGGGTTGAAGATCGTCACCCGGATCGTCTGGGTCAGCAGGGCAATCTGGGCGAATTGCTCGATCTCGGCCGCTGCCGTCTCCCCGATGTTCTGGATCGCGGTATCTTCCGCGTGATCGGGCACCCGAAGGTGCAACTTGAGGTCATCGAGGACGAAGGGCAGCGCAGCGCCGCCCGCAGTCCGGTGCACAAGCATCTTCATGCCGCCACCTCCATTTCGCTGATGTGCCGGAAGAACGCCGCCTGATCCTTCGCGCTCATGGCCTCGAAGGATGCGAGGGCATATGCCTTGAGTTCGGAGCGGCTGGCGTAGGACGCCCAGAACCGGGCCTCATCCATGCCGCCGAGGAAAATGGGCAACGGAGCACCGGCCGAGCCGATGGACGCCGCCGCCGTCATTTCCGCGTGGTCCAGCTCAAGGGAATTGAGGGCCGAGAACGCCAGCGCCGCGCGCTCGGTCTCGGATAGCCTGACAGCCGCCACGAAGCTGAAACCGGACCATGCATCGGCGGTGCCGAGGGTCAGGCAATAGCCGAGCATCCGCGACATGCGCTTGTGCTCGGGCTTCATGAAGCGGCCGAGGCTGGAAGGCTTTTTGGCGTTGGACAAAGCGGGCTTTTCCGCTTTGTTTTCAATGGGGGTATTCTGGCCGGTTGGACGGGTTACAGGCTTGATTTCGTTGGAAACTGCGACAACCCTACGGAGTGCCAT